CTCAATTCTTTAATATCAAATGTACGAACACCATCAACAGTAATTTTCGCGTAAAATCTTGAGTTGACCATTTTTTTCGCGTACCTTGTCATGATACCTTTTATAGGTGTAAAGTTAAAAGGGTTATACATTGTTGGTGTTAATTGTAATGGAACATATGGTGCGTAGATATAACCAGTATCCAATAAAGATGTTCCTTTGTGTCCTAACAATACAGTGTTTGGTGGGAAGTAAGGATCACGGAATACTTGGTAACGACCAGCTAATGTACCAACTCTTTCAATACCCATGTTATATTGATCTTGCTCAGGTGAAGCGTTAGATACGTGGAAGTATTCTAAATCATCAAAAATAGCAGATACCTCAGAAGAAACTACGATCCAGTTAGCACCACCTCTTAAAGTAGATTTGTGGATTTGAGCAGACAACTGGTTGATAGCAGTAATCAACGTTTGGTTCCAATCTTTTTGAGTATAAGAAGTTGTTAAACCATTAACTCTTCTCCATCCGTTGTAATCCCATCTTAAAGACCAAGCAGCACCTTTACGTAAGTCACGTAAAATTTCACGGTCGATTTCAGCAGCAACTTGCTCAGACAATAACGCTGTTAATTCAGCTTCAGCATCAATATTATGGAATGCCGCAACGTCTTGAGCTAATTCTGGAGACCATTGAGCTCTTAATTTTCTTTCAGTTACAGAAACTGTTACAGATTCTAAATCAAAAGAAACCTCACCGATTTTATCTTCAAATTCTAAATCAGCATATCTTCTATATACAGCAGTAAACGCAGTGTTAGCAGTTAAACTATTGATTGTAGCACCTGTATAACCATCTAAAGTATCAGTACCACACTCAGCACATACTGGACAAGATAAATCAACTTCTAAGTAGATACATCCTTCAGCGTCACATACATTGTAGTAAGAACCACCATTTCCTGTAGAAGGGAAAGAAGTTGAAGCTTGACTACCATATTGAACGATACCTTTACCATATTGTTGAGTTACAACTCTAAATAATAAAGAACCTTCACCTAAAGCACATGGAGTTGAATCAACATCAATACCAGCACCAGCGATGATATGTAAATCAGATAAGAAAGCTTCAGTATCCATTTCATTACCATCTGGTCCGATTAATTTACCAGCTCCAGAGTTAGCGAAATTACATAATTTAACGATTAATTTACGTTGGTTAGTTCCATCTAAAGAAGTACCAGTGTAGTTTACTAATTTACCATTGTTCCAAACTTGAACAGTAGTGTCAGAAGTTACAGCAGACCATTGACCTTTAGAGTAGTCAAATAAACCAGCAGGATCCATTCCAGGTTCAGCACCTTCGTAGAATAAATCATATAAGTTTTTAGCGAATCCAGCGTCACCATAACCATCACCTACAGCACCTCCAGCACCGATTGGTGAAAAGTGTTGGTTGTTTGTGTCATAACCTTGGATTTTAGGTACGAAGTAGAACAATTTACCGATTGGTAAGTTCATAGCTTGTACAGACACGATTTCGTTAGCTAACAATTTAGAGAAAACACGTCTTACGATTGGGAAAACAACAGTTTCAAAAGCTCCGTTTGAACCTTCTGAAGTTGCTTCGTTGATTAAGTAAGATGCTTGGTTTTCATACAATTGAGCTACGTTTTCTTTTAAATGACCTTTTAAACCATCTAAAAATCCTAATTTATCCCATTTGTTAATAGTATCTTCTTTGATAACTTTAAGGTGTTTTAGTCCGATGTTACCAACAAGACCTGATTCTAATAATGCTCCCATTTTATTTTTTTATTTGTTTTTAAGTTTATTTTTATTTAAGTTTACCCATAAGATCCTTCATTCTTAAGAATTGTGGATTTTCATAAGTTTTAGATTCAATCAAATTAACAGCTGACCCTGTAGCAGGTGCGTTAGCGATAACTCTTTCAACTGATTCATTGATTGATGTTGTGTTAGTAGAACCTTTTAATTCTTCTCTAATAGAATGATACAAGTTTTTAGACTCTTTTAACGTTTCTACATTATCAAATCTTTTTAAGATATTGATTTTTTCTTGTTTAGTTGTAGTATGTTCAGTGAATAAACGTGTAGCATACGCAAGATTTGAGTTAAATACAGCAACTTCATTTAGTTTATCTCTAAATACGTTAAGTGCTTTTCTGTACTCTTCATTTTTCTCACGAAGAAGTGTTAATTCTCTTTCATTTTGACTTTCTTCTAAAGCTGTATTAAATTTAGAACCTGTTCTTGGTTTAGGTAATCCTCCTTTTCTACCAGCTTTACTACCAGCTCCTAAAGTCCTAGAGCTTTCTTTTGTCTCAGTTTTCTTAACAGATTTTTTAACTGGTTTGAATTCACCATCTAGGTTTTCACCATCTTTGTAATCAAACTTAGGTTTTCCAGTACCAACAGATTTTGGTGCTTCTTTCATCTTAGTTTTGAAACCTTGTCCTTGGTTTGGTTTTGATGAATATTTGAATTTATCCGCTTTACCCATTCCAACACCTTTAGCTTTGAAAGATTCCATAACTTCTTCTAAATCAGTCATTTCATCTTCTTCATACATTTCATCGTCCATTTCATTCAAATCGTCAAAATTGAATTCATCATCCATTTCAACTTCATAAACGATTTCGTCAGAATTTTCGGTAGCAAATAATTTATC